TAGTGTCTAGTATGGGTAGCTTAAACTCGTCGTTGAAGGCTAGCTGATAATCTATTTTTTTAAGCATTCTTTTATCTCCTTTTTTGATATAATGTTGTTAAGAGTTTGCGAGTGCGCATAATGGGTAATGCGGCGTGCTTGTGCCCGTGTATGTAGGTTCAACTCCTGCCTTGCAAGCTCCACTATCGTATACGCTCATATTCTGCCTGTCTTAAGTGTTTTTCATCTATTTTCCCTGTCGTTACTATCTTGTTGAAACCACTTGAAAAATAATCAACCTCTACCACTATTTTGTTGACCCCATTAAGCTCAAAGACATATAAAACGTTCTTTTTTTTAGAGTCAAAAATAATTTCACACTCCTTATTTCTAATCTTTTGAAATATCAATAAAAACTCTTGCTCTCCCAAAGCCGCACCCCTTGAGGATTTCGTATCTCTTAGCATGTGGTACAAAATCTGTGGCTCCATTTTGTAGTGTCTAGTATGGGTAGCTTAAACTCGTCGTTGAAGGCTAGCTGATAATCTATTTTTTTAAGCATTTTTTTATCTCCTTTTTTGATATAATGTTGTTAAGAGTTTGCGAGTGCGCATAATGGGTAATGCGACTGCCAAAGGCTAGTGTATGTGGGTTCAAGCCCCACCTTGCAAGCTCTCATCGTATCCGCTCATACCTAGGGTCTATTAGATTCCCTGGTACTACTTTCCCTGTCGTCACTATCTTGTTATAGCCGCTAGAAAAATAATCAACCTCTATAGCTATCTTGTTATGCCCGTTTAACTCAAAAACGTAAAGAATATTCCTATCCTTCGAGTCAAAAATAATTTCACACTCCTTATTTCTAATCTTTTGAAATATCAATAAAAGCTCTTGCTCTCCCAAAGCCGCACCCCTTGAGGATTTCGTATCTCTTAGCATGTGATACAAAATCTGAGACTCCAAAAGAATAATAGGCGTTGGCGGCGTAACTCCTCTGTTTACTAAAAAATCCCGCACATCCATATCTATTATCCCTGCTGTTATGGGAGCCATAGAATTTAGCTCCTGATGCAATTTCCCTAATAGGGCTTTTTTTGCCTCTTTGTCTTGCAACTTATGTATTTTTTTGATTTCGTCAACAAGGGGAAAACCTTTTTTGATAAAATCAACAAAGGGTTTTTCTAGCGTAGATAAATTTATCTCTTCTAGCGCTTTGGCATATATATTTCTGTCTTGCAAGCGTGCCGCTTTTTCATATGCGATAGTCTGTAGCTGGGCTAGCGAGAACTTTCCGATGTTGTAATCAAACCCTACGTCTGGCTTTGATAGCACGGGTTCGCCCTTGGCGTCTATGTATGTATATGCTTTTGTCTCATATACCTCCCCTGTCTTGGAGTTGATTGTCCGGATAGTTTCTAGCGGTGGTGGGGTCTCTACGCTTTTGCCTAACTTTTGTAGGTCTTTGTCGTTTAGCGCTATTACGCCGCAACGGCATCTGTAGCCGTTTGGCGGTAGGTGCGTATCCCAAAAGGGGTCTGCGGCATGGTAAACCCTGCCGTCTAGTACGATATGAGATGGTCTTGTCTTGCCGTCGTGCTTTGCGTTGTACATCAGGTATGGGCGGTTTTTTCTATTTTCCCACATACCCTTCCATTGTCCTGCCATATAGGCGCTTTGGATATTGGTCTGATATATGGTATCTAGCCGCCTTGGTGTGCCTAGCTCTATTACATTGCCGTCTGCGTCCTCTTTTGTGCCTATCCACCCTTTTTTTGCGAGGAGTGGCTCTAGCTTTGACATCCATACTTCTTTTGGTTCGCCGCTTTTTTGCGCCTCTAGCAGGGAGGCGTATATATCGCCTACTATGTCGTATCCGGCGCTTCTTGCGACTGTAAAAGCTTTGGCGTGTGCTTCTTTCTTTAGGTCATCCCATCTTTCGGTCTCTACGACCTTTTTTTTGGAGAAGTGGGCTATGGCCTGCTTGGGCTCCATAGCGAGCGAAAACTCAACCGACATATCCAGCCGCCTCTGATACGAATATAGCCCGTTCTAAAGTCTTTTGGAGGGCGCTATTATCCATCTTTGGGAATGCCTCTGCCAAAGCGTCTAGCGCTTCGTTGTAGTCGCCTGTAGCTTGCAACGCCTTTAGTATCGGGGAGATGATAGCTGTGAGAGAATCCGCGACTTCCTTTGTCGCCAAAAGCTCCGTGAGGCTACTGTCTAGTGTCTCCTGGAAGTCTGGTGCTGTGCTTTGGCTCTCGGTAAATGATGAGCTGTTTTCTGCGTCTGGCGGTGTTTGCATAGAGGCAATATCTACTTCGATGTCGTCTTCTTCAAAGCCGTAACTTTTTATATAGTAGTTTTTGCTAAATCTAACCCCTTGTGCGGAGAGCTTTGCGTCTCTTTGGGCTAGTGCGTCGTCTATGTCCCCGCTTTTGACTAGCTTTATCCTCGGTGGGGTCTCCCAGCTGTTGACTATATAGATGATTTTGACGAGCTCGTTTAGATATTCTTCTATATGTGCTCTATCGGCTTTTTCTATGGCCTCGGCTACTCCTGCGTGAGTCTGTGCGGCGGCGTAGCTCCCGCCTTTGACCTCGCTTGTGAGGTTTTGCCCCAATATGGCGATGGCTATCTCTGTATTTAATTCCTCCAAAAATCCGCTATGAATATCGCCTTTTGCTTTTGTGGTCTCCAAAAACTGTATGCTTGAGTCGTCGGGTATGATCGCCACAGCAGACTGCACCATGTCATCAAGCCTTTGTGCCATATCGTCGCGCACGTCTGCAGGGGCGTTTCGCGGTAGCTTCCCTATAGACCATGGCATACCGTATTTCTCTACAAAGCCATAGAAAAATTTCCACCCGCTTTTTCTAAATACCACATACCAAAACAGCTTGCTAAGTAGCTTTTTACCGTACGGGTTTGTATAGCTAGCTTCAGATAAACAAATCAAAAACTTGTTTGGCGGCAACGGTACGCCGTCTTGTCGCTCTTTTGTCAAAAACACCCATTCGCCACTTCTATAGCCAAACCACTCCTGAGGTTTTGCTATTATCTTTGTGGGTAGAAGCATTGCGCCGTTTTGCTCCCAATATAGCTCAGATATGGAATAGCCAAAAAGTACGGAGTCGAAGATGGCGTTGAATATCGCGGACTTTTTTGTGTTTATAAAAAACTCTTTTAAAATCTTGGCGTTTTTGTCGTCTTCTTTGATGTATATCTCGTAGTCGTCGACGGCGCTTTTTCTCTGTAGGAGCGCTCCGCTGACTCTCGTATCGTCTAGCACACCCCGCAAAGCGGTGATGTCTTTGCCCATCTTTTTTAGGATTTCATCTGGATCTGGCAAGAGCCTAAGAGCATTGACGACAGCCCCTCTAGCGTTCTGATAATTCGCAAAATCCAAAACCATTATAAAACCTCCTTGCGGCAAAGCCGCTACATTTATACGCTCCTTGCGGCAAAGCCGTTCGTCGCTTGATATTGGGATTTCATCCCAAACCCCTAAAGCTACGCCTTGCGGCGAGAGTTTTTTATTTTATACGCTCCTTGCGGCGAGAGTTTTTGAAGTCAACCTTGTACCCCTTTTAGAATATGTTTAGAATATGTTTAGAATCTATTTTGTAACTTTTTGAATACCTTAGTAACCCTCTAGGTTAAAAACGCTGCTACGGTGCTTTCCTGAGCCTACAAATGGGATAGGGTTTTGAGCTTTTGCGGCGGAGTGGCATAGGGCGCAAGAGACGGCGATGTCTGCGTGTCCCTCTGAGCCCTCTACGTCGAAGCGGATTTGACCGTTTACCCCTGTGATTTTCTTTAGAGAGTGGAAGTCTTCGCGTATTTCTTCGTGGGTTGGCACGCCGATAAGAGCCTCTTCCATACCTGTGAGTAGTCCAAACATCAAAGCGTTTTTTGAGGCGTTTGTAAATTTGACCGCTTCGACTCTGTAGGAGCCAAACATCTCTTGTGCCTCTTCGGCTAGCTGTTCGCCTAGCCCTGTTGCGTCTATGCAGGTGCGTACGACGTTTTGACGTGCGAGTAGCTCGCGCAAAATCTGCCCTTGTGTCTTAAAAGAGCAATTTTGGAGAGTAATAATTTTTAGTGGGACTAGAGCCCTGCCCACACTTTCGGCCACCCATATGGAGCTGAGGTGTTTGCGACGAGCCACGTCCATGCCTATGTATAGATTTGCCGCGTTTTCTAGCTTTTTGTAGGGGTGCGTGTATGTGTTTATCTCCCACTTTTTGCCTTTTTCTACCCCCTTTTGCTCGTCTTTGAGAAATGGGGGGATTTCACACGAGCGGATTAGTTCGTAGCTGAGAAACGCCGTGGCTTCGTCTACGGCTATGCACTCAAACTCCTCTTTGAAAGTCGTCTCGTCTATCGAGTCGGCGCGGAGCTCTGCGAGCCACTCTTCTCTTTGGGCTTTTGAGGTTTTGTGTCCGCGTATTTTGTCCAATAGTCCTTGGTCTAGTGCGTCGTGTATGCTTGTCTTGTGTCTGCCCCATGCGAGCTTTCCCTTGTCTATAAGTCCCAGGAATTTGTAGTATAGGCAGGCTTGACCGTTGTGTGTGGATAGTATGCGTATGGGGTGACCCCATACCTTGGCGCACGCCATGGCGGCTTTCCATAACTTTTTTGCGTCGTCGTGAAAGGCAAACTCGTCTAATACAACTTTGCCGCCTTTGGAACGAAAAAAGTCGGGATTTGAGGAACCGGCTGTGATTTTTGTACCGTTGGCAAATTTGATTTGGTGCGTAGACTCTTTGAGTATGGGGTCTTTTATGTCTTCGGCTTCAAATCCGGTTCTATATATTGCCGCCCACTTTTTGCAGTAGTCTATATACTCTTTTGCGGCGGAGTCGTCCATGGAGGAAAACCATACTGCGGAGACTTTGCCCTGTATGCAGTCTTGTACGTCTTCGTAGCTTTGGGCGTATGTGGCGCCTATACGCCTGCTTTTTTCCCATATCTTTATCGGGCTTTTGTCTTTTATCCATTCTATCTGGTAGAGGAGTAGGTATTTTTGGCTCATGCGCCTATTATCTCTTCTATCGACGCCATTAGTCTTTGTTTTTTATCTATGTTTTCAATTTTTGGTTTTTCTGATTCTTTTTGGTCTTCGTATATTTTTACTTTACCTATAGAGCTCAATAGATTTGTGAGGGTGTATAGCTGTCCTGTAGATGGGTCGTCGCCATTTTCTATGTCTGTCTTTATTCGGCGCAAGAGGACGCGGCTAAAGTCGTATAATTCCTCATGAAAGGCGTTTTTTTGTGCCAAGAGCGCCGCTTTTTTGCGCTCCCACTCGCCTTCTTTTTTCCAATCGGATAAGCTTCTTGTGCTTATGTTGATTCGTGCGGCTATGTCGTCTAGGTTCATCCCCTCCACGACGTATAGGCGTTCGGCTTCTACAAAGTAGTTTTGTTTTTTATTGTATGCCATGTTCAATTTCTTGTATTTTTTTTAAGACTCCTATGTATTCTTGCTGGGCTTCTACAAGCTCTGTACAAGCCGCAAAAGCTTCTTTGGCTCGCAACTTCTCTTTTTCTTCATATGGGTCTATATAACCGCGTATCAAAAACACTAAACCGCTTATTTTTAGTTCCAAATTTTCAGCATTTTTTTTATATCCGGATAGCCGCCCTTTTGCTTTTAGTATCTCTTCTCTCATTTATTGCTCTTTTCTATGAAAATCTTTGATTATGGGGCATGACCAGTTGATGTCTATTTTTTGTTCCACTCTGGAGAGTGTGCCAGAGATGACTAATTGTGTGTCTACGATGGTTTTTAGGAGCTCTTTGAATGTGGTTTGAAGCATTTTTACGTTTTCGCTTTCGCGTTTATTGAAGTCTTCTAACGTCTTTTTGAAGATATTGTTTAGTTCAGTCGCTTTTATTTCTTCGCTTTCGCGTCTTTTGTTTAGATACCAGAGTAGTGCGCCGGTTGTCGCACCGGGTACACCTACTATTTTGAGAGCCTCAATCGCCGCTGTCCAGTCCATCTTTTTTGCCTTAAAAAATAAGCAACACTTTACGCCAAAAAAAAACTAAAGTCACTCTATATAGCCGCTATATGGAGTGACTTAATTTTTTAAACGCTCTAAAATTCTGTTGCATTTAAAATACGGAGTATAAGAAAGTGAAAAAAGTACCAATTTTTAAAGCGGGTAAACATACGGACTCTGCTGGAGATGTAAGAGAGTGGACGGAGGCGGATGTAAAGTCTATTGCTGACAAATATGATCCTATTAACCACTCTGCGCCTATTGTAATAGGGCACCCAAAAGATAACGCCCCGGCATATGGGTGGGTGGATAAGGTGGAGTTTTTGGATGGAATCTTGTATGCGGATTTTAAGGAGATGAATGATGGTTTTGTGGAGGCTGTAAAGAGCGGGGCGTACAAAAAGCGCTCTATCAGCCTGTATCCGGACTTGAGCCTTAGGCATATTGGCTTTTTGGGGGCTGTGCCTCCGGCTGTCAAGGGGCTTGCGGATATAGCTTTTTCGGAGGGGGTATACACGACCGTGGAGTTTGAAGAGAAAACCACGGCTATAAATGTCTTTGACTTCTCAGACGCGATAGCTACGCAAGACGCAAAAATCAAAGCCCTGAGGGATGAGATACGTAAAAAAGAAGATGAAGAGATAAGGTTTAAAATAGAAAACTTCGTAGATGAGCAAATCAAGGCGGGGCGACTTGCTCCAGCGCAAAAAGAGATGGTTGTCAATATCGGGCTTGTCTGCAAAAAGGTGCATAACTACGACTTTTCGGAAATTGAGAAAAAGGCTTCTGATGAGTTTGAGAAATTCATATCTGCGCTTCCTGTGCGGGTGGAGTTTGGAGAATTTGCTACAGAGGGTAGGGCGGCAGAGGGGGCGAGGACGCTTGACTTTTCGGATAGAAACACTCTACATGAAAATATCAAGAGATACGCAAAAGAGCAAAAAATAAATTACGCCGAGGCTCTCGGTAAATTGATAGATAAGGAGTAATAGTTGGGTAAAAGACTCAGTGACTTAAGAGTCCAGGATCCGGTCTTAACGGAACTTGCGACGGGGTATAACAATGAAGATTATGTGGCGGAGAATCTATTTCCCGTCGTGAGTCTGGAAAAAGAGGGCGGTAAGATACCAAAGTTTGGCAAAGAGCAGTTTAAGCTCTATAACACCGAAAGAGCAATCAGAGCCAAATCCAACAGGATAAACCCAAGCGGCGTAGGCGTTATAGAGTTTGTAATGTCTGAGCATGATATTGAATATCCTATGGATTATAGGGAAGAGAGTGAGGCTAATATCAACCTCGAAATCCATGCAACCAACTTCACATCCGAGGTCGTCGCAATAAAAAAAGAGGTAATGTGTGCAAAGCTGGCGCAAGACCCAACGAACTATGCGGTGGGCTCAAAAATAACGCTAAGTGGAGCTTCTAAGTTTTCGGATCCTGCGTCTGATCCTATCGGCGTAATTGAAAACGCAAAACTCGCAATCTCAAAAAAGATAATCAAAAAACCAAACACAATGATAATAGGCAAAAACGTCTACGGAAAACTAAAGTATCACTCACAGCTTGTTGAAAAAATCAAGTACTCAATGAAGGGCATTGTGTCGGTGGACATAATGAGGGAGATATTTGAGATAAAAAATATAGTAGTCGGTGAGGCTATGTATTGCGATGATAAAGATGAGCTATTTGATATTTGGGGAAATACAATAATCCTTGCATATGTGACGCAAACAGAGGCGAAAAAGAGAACCGCATATGAACCGACTTTTGCCTATACCCTACGCAAAAAAAATAACCCTATTGTTGATACATATGAAGAGGCCGGAAAACTAAAGATAGTGAGAAATACGGACATCTTTGTGCCAAAAATTGTCGGAGCGGACGCTGGATATTTGATCAGCGAGGTAGTCTAATGAGAAGAGTATTTGAGATAACGGTATTACGCGACGGCAAACAATATGACGAGGGTGCAGAGTATGAGCTGGACGAAGAGACGGCGGCGGCTTTGGATATATACACAAAAGAACTAAAAAAGGGGGGTAAGAATGAAGACGGCGCTAATAGCTCTGACACTAAGCCTACTGGCAAGTAGCGATATCCCAAAACTTCGCTTTGTAAACTACAACGGCGCAAAATGCCCGGCAAAAGCTAGGGCGATAGGAGTATCGGAAGACTCTGCCGCAACGGGAGAGGTCTTCCCTGTGAATACGCTAGGAGTCTTGATAGTCGAGTCTGGCGATGCGCTAGCCGTAGGCGATGCGGTAGAGTCTGATATAGAGGGTAGAGCCATCAAGGTCGCTACGGGTGAGGTAAACGGCTGGGCGATGGATGCGGCTACAGCCGCCGGAGAAATGATAAGAATAAGGTTTGCCTAATGCCGCAAACGCTGGAAAAAACAGTGATAGAGCTAATAACGGCAAGGGTGCCTGAGGTAGATCTAAGGCAACTGGGCGTAGACGCAAAAATGATAGATGAGACATATACTGGAGCTATAAAAGTAGTAGCGGCATATGGTGTAGACATAGAGGCGTCAAAAGAGCTAACGCTCAAAATCGCTATATATAGCCTATACCTTAGAGCGACTTCCGGTGCACCTGAGCATATCGTAGAGGATTATAAGATGTCAATCAAAATCCTCAATGACCTAAAAAACAGCGCAAAGATAGAGAGTAGTGGGAGCTTTTCTATAAAATCTAAGAGCTCTGAAAAAGAAAATCTAAAAGGATATTAATGGCTCTCAAAAGCGTACTCGAAGCCGAAGCGGCTATAAAAACACACCTAAATCTAGACAATCTAGTGGGGGGTAACACGGGACTGGGGCTGACTATGTCGCCTTTTATAGCCCTGACAGGTATAACGCCTATAGGTGACAAACCGCTCTATGCGTTTGGGGTATTTGTCCCAATTAAGACGCTAGATTCGGATGCGACAAAGGCGTACCCTATCATAAACGACATTTTAAACGGGCTACTTGACCCGCATGATGATTTTGAGATAAAACTAAACAAAGTAGAGATACAGCCCTACGACAACGGCGCGGCTCTTATGTATGCCGTAATTATCGACGTAAAACAGATATAAGGAAAAAAATATGGCGGCATTGCCCAATGATATATATTTTGGTGGAGGGAGGCTCTATCTTGAGGATAGGGATACTGGCGACTGGGAAGAGGTGTGTCTAGTACAGAGCCTCAGCCTCAAAAGTACATCTAGCACGGATGAGGTCATGGACTATTCGGAGGCGTTGCCTCAAATCTTCGATGAAATCCTGACAAAGCTGGATTATTCCATCGATTTTACGACTAAGCAGGTAAATGTACAAACGTTATCAAAAGCGTTTTTGGCGGATATAGAAACGGGCGTGGATAACCCACTTGTAGACGGTATACAAGGCGCTACGAAAGTCACAAAAATGACCCTTGGCAAGGCGCAACAATATCAGGGTAAAGTCAAGTTTGAGAGTGAAAACATCAGAGGTAAGAAAATCCTAATATTCCTCCATAAGGTATCGCTAAAACCGGACACGGATCTAAGCCTAATAGGCGACAAAGCGGCAGAGATAAAATTTTCTGGAAAAGCCGGAAAAGGCGCCGATGGAGAAGTCGGGTATCAACTAAGAGCGGAGGACTAAAAAAATGCTGACAACACAAGAAAGATTAGCGGCGCTAAAAGCGTCACATGCGGCAGAAATTAAGAGCGATACGGATAGGCAAAAAGCGGAGCTAAAAGCTCTACAAATAGCAGAACTGCTGGCATCTACGGAGATGGCGGAGCAGACGGTAAAAGTCTTAGGTCTAGCGGGTACGACGGGGCTACCGCTAATAATGGAGGCGCTCACAACGCTAAAAACCCAAAACGCAACACTAAGCGCTCAAAACACGGCTCTAATCGCTCAAGTAGCTGAGCTAAATGCTCAACTAAACCAATAATAAAAGGCAAATAGATGGCGATAGCGACAAACGCAAATATAGAGATAGAAATCAACGGTGAGATCTATAAAGTCCTAATAAGCAGAATATCAAAAATAAAAGAAAAAGAGATAACAGCAAAGATAAAGACCGCCTCTATGGAGATGGAGCAGTTGCAAATAAACGCTCTAAAAACAGAGGAGGAGCAGGGTAATCTGGAGCTAATCATCAAGGCGGCGGAAGCGGCGCCGGTAGGAATAGAAAAAGTAATGTTGTATAAAAACGCACTACTTATAAAAGCAAAGATAGCCGCTTTTAAAAGCCCGATAGATGGGCTTGTCGCTGTGTCGGGCAGATTTGACGATGAGATCGAGAAAATAGCAAAAGAGAGGTTTGGACTCATCGTCGCGGCTGGTAAAGAGGAGCTAGAGGTTGCGATAGAAAAGTATAACATCACATATACAGAGGTTATAAACGAACTAAACACCGCATTTAACGAGGCGGCTAAAAAAAAGTCTCAAACCTCCGTGCTTGGGCAAGAGAGCAAAGAGTCCGCGGCGAGGTCTGGGGAGGCGTAACCCTGAGCGAGGATGAGCAGGAGATAGCAGATCTCTTCTTGCTCGCTCTCACAACCCAAAGCGATATGAACGGTGTACGCTATAGCGTGGAGTACGCCGTAATAGATGTGTATTGCTCAAAACATGGGATGGACTCGCTGGAGGTTCTTGCGCTTTGTAAGATGATGTGTTGGATTTTGGCTGAAAAGTAGCTAGAGGCGAAAAATCCTAATGGTGTATTTGGCTAAAAGTAAAACAAAGAAACTCATCAAACCAAAATAGAAAAAATATAAAAAGTACAACATGGGGAGAGTATGTCTGATACAGCCTTAAAAATCAAGATTGCCATCGACGCTCAAACTGAAAAAATAGATGAGGTAAGAGGGGCTCTCGGTCGGCTCGGAAATAGCGTAGATATCGCAGGTAAAAAAGTAAGCGATGTTGATGTCGCTATCTCTACTTTTGCCAAGGGCTTTGTTATATCAAAGGTGATAGACGGTCTCGCCGCCGTGGGTGCTAGCACAAGCGCGGCTCTGGGCTCCGTGGATGAATTTGAACACAAAATGGCAGAGGTTTCTACGCTCTCAGGGGCTACGGCGGAGCAGATCAAAAAACTCTCTGTTGGGGTTGCAAACCTAAGCGTGCCTTTTTCAAATTTGCAAATAGGAGAAGCCCTTTATCAAGCTCAATCTGCTGGAGTTGGGTTTGGTCAAAGTCTTCAGTTTGTCGAAAAATCCTCAAAACTTGCTGTAGCTGGAAACGCCGACCTCAGAGCCTCTACGGACTTGCTTACAAATGTGATGAACTCCTACTCTCTATCTGCGGATCAAGCCGGGAGAGTGAGCGACGCGGCTATGGCGGCGGTCAAGGGCGGCAAGACTACTATACGCGAAATGGGTGCGGATATAGGCAAGCTGGCGGCGGGGTTTGCGAGTGCTGGAATCAGTATGGAAGATATGTTTGCCATGATGGCTACAGTGACAAGCGGCGGTATAGGCACGGCTGAGACAATCACATATTTATCCGCCGCTATACAAAACATCACAAAACCTAGCGAAGAGGCAAAAAAGGTAGCTAAACAGCTTGGTATAGAGTTTAATTTTCAAGGGCTTCAGGCTAAGGGTGCTATAGAGTTTTTCAGGGAACTATCTGAGAAAACAAAAGAGTACTCAAATCAAGCGGAGATAATAACTCAACTCTTCGGCTCTGAAGCGTCGCGAGGCGTGAACCAAATGTTGCGGGGTAACGCCGAGGCTTTGGAAAAAATGGCGGAGGCGCAACGAGATAACAGCGGTGCGACCGACGAAGCCGCCGACAAGATGGATACGGCAAAAAACGCCGGGCTGGAGCTACAAAAATCGCTAGAGGGTATAGCGTTTGCGCTCAAAGACGGCTTTGATCAATCATCCGCCGTAAAAGCTATAGCAGAGGCTCTATCAAACGGCGAAAAAGTAGTATCTTCGGTAGGCTCCGCTTTTACGATTGCCGCCGCAGGAGCAGGGACATTTGGCACGGCGCTAGCCGCAATGAAAGCTGTAGAGTTTGCAAAAGACCTTACGTCCGCCGCAAATGCCACAAAATTTGTCTCAAACGGTCTTGGTGGTATGTCTACTGCGGCTAATACGGCTACGGTAATAACTGGAAAGCTGGGGGCGGAATACGAAGCTGACCTAAAAAAGTTTGGCTCGGTAAAGGCAAAAAAAGAGGAGATAGAAAAAAACTACGTAAAAAAACTAGCGGCATTAAATAAAGTCACTCTCTCTAAGTCTTTGGATGAGGAAATTAAGCAAGAAGCTGACGCATATGCCGCAAAAGAGAACTTCCAGACATCTATAGAGCAAGGGCTTTTGTCTGAAGCCGCCACAATCAAAAAGGTGTATGAATACAGAAAAAGCGCAATAGAGCTAAGCGCTAGCGGCGTAGAAAAAGAGCGAAAACTAGAGGAGCTCCGCCACGAAGAGGCGATATTTAACCTAAAAGAAGAGCTACGCCAAAAAAAGCTAGATCCAAATCAGTATCAAACTGCGATGGAGCTAGAAAACGAAAGATACCGCCAAAGCGCAAACAACCTAACAGGCGGCGTAAAACAAGCCTTTGACACGCTACAAGGAGCGTTGCAATCTGGATTTTTTGATGTAATGACTGGAAAGTTCAAAAACCTAGGCGATACATTCCGAAATATTTTCTTGAATGCCGGAAACTCTGTAGCCCAAAGCCTTTCAAAGTCGATGTCGGAAAGTATAACGGACTACGCCAAACAGCTCATCACGGGGCAATCGCCAACTACGGCCGAAGCCCTACTATCTCCCACTGCGTCTTTTGGCGCTATAGATCCGCAAAACTATGGGGATATAGCAAACATGGTGGGCTCCACCGTAGATGGGGCGATTATCACAACCAAGGGCGGCTCTATAGTAGATACTGCCACAGGTATGGTGAGGGTGCAGGGCTCTGATGTTGGCTCTTTGCCTATAGCGCCGTCTGCGTCCGGCACAAAAAACCAAATCAATAACACTTTAAAATTACTAGACTCCGCACAGACATTTGCCACAGTCGGCACAAAAATAATGTCTGCTGGCACGGGCATGGTAAACGCTATGGGGACTATGGGTATCTCCAGTGGTGGGACGCTCGGCACAATCGCTGGGAATGTACAAGGCTTTGGCTATGGGATGGCAAACCCAGGTATATCGGCCGGCACTGGAGGAGCCACAGGCGCGGGGGCTATAGCGGGGCAGATGGCTGGTGGCGCGGCTATCGGATATGCGATGGGCTGGGCTGGCGACAAGATCATGGGCTCACAGACGCAAGCCGCCAACTACGCCGCTATAGGAGGAGCGATAGGCTCTGTGGTTCCGGTCGTCGGTACGGTAATGGGCGCTGCTATAGGAGCCCTAATCGGCGGCTCTATGGGTACAAAAAAACTAGACAACGCCGCTATAGATATAGGCCACGCCTCTGCAGAAGCAGTCGCCGCACAAAACCGAGAGACCTACAAAACAAAATCATGGTTTGGCGTCAAAACGGATGTCAAGACATATGACATATCCGACCAACAAAAAACAGCAATCAAAAAAACATTTAAAGCCTACGACTATCTACTCGCAGAACTAGGCATAATGGGCAAGCTCGCCGTCAACGGTGGGGCATATGAGTCTGTCAAAGACTTCCTCGACAAAGGTATCACAAAAGCGTTTATCGTCGCAACCGGCGCTGTAGATACAGAGACGATATACGCAGCGTGGACGGACTACGCCAAAACAATCAATAAGACGGTTGCGGAGGCGTTTGGCGAGCAGATTAGTATATTTGTGACAGAAAAACGAGCATTTACAGAGTGGAATCTAGGCTTTTCTGGCAATACGATAGCCGCCCTAAAATACAAAACAGAGTACACAACCAAAGACTTCACAAAATTAGCGGAGAGTATGGGTGCTACTGGAGTCACGGCGGAGAACTTCGCGGATAAGATGGACAAAAGCGTCAAAGCGTCGCTCACTCCCGAAAACATAAAAAACTGGTCTAGCCTAAGCGCCGCCATAAAAGCGTCGGAAGAAGCCCAAAAAGTATACAAAAACGCTATCAAAGAGACGACAAAAACCGTCCAAAGCCTAATTGACTCAATATCAAACCTAAGTGCTAACACAGCTGTAGCCTATACTATGTCCGCCCGTAATCTACGAAGCGCCAAAGAGGAATTTGCAACAGCGTTTGACGTCGTAGCTCCTGAGGACATCGGCAACCTACGAGAGTATATGCAAAATCTCGATATCAGCTCTCTAACAGACTCTCAAGCGTCTAGCTTGCAGACGCTAACAAGCGCCTATACGACTATAGACCAAGCTCAAAAAGCCTACACGGCGACCCTACAACAAACCGCTAATACCGTAAACGGCATGGTGGAGAGCGTCTTGTATCGCAACGCCACGCCTGATACAAAACTAGCTCTCGCAAAAGTCAACTATCAAGTGGTGTGGGGCGAAGAGGCAAACGCCGGAAATACAACAGAGTGGTACAACCTCCTAAAACAAAAACAAGTAGGGCTGGAGGAGGGTACGACCTTTAGCGACTTCCAAACCAAAACACTCAACGACCTCGGCGCGGCTCTAGCAAGTGTAGAAGACGCCGCGGCGCAAACAGCCACAGCCCTGGCGGAGACTGCAAAAGCGGAGATAGAAAGACGCAAAAGTCTCATCGCCGATATAGACGCATACATAGAGCAGATAGGCTATAGACACGCTACGGTAGAGGAGAAGCTAGCCCTCGCCTCTGTGCAATTTCACGCCTCCACGGGTAGTATCTCGCCGGTGGATATTAAGGGCTGGATGGATTATGGCGAGGCTCTTAAGGGTGCAAATCCGACGGATACAAACGTAGAGGCGTGGAAAAAGCTAGGGCAGACACTATCCGACGTGCAAGACATGCTACTCAATAAAGCAAAAGAGGTAGAAGCGGCGTGGAAGAGCGCTACGACGGATATAGAAGCGGCTATCAAAGCGCTCAATCCGACTATCCGGAGTATGTCGGAGCTTCAGGGGCAGAGTGTCACGCTAGACAACTACAAAGAGCTATTAAATGCCCTTGAGAGTAGTAGACAAGAAGAGCTAAAAAGAGCGCAGGAGGCTACGGATGCGAGGTTGAAAAGTCTGGAGGATGAAAAACGCCTCATCATAGACATACAGCGAATTGTGCAGACGATGACGGATAGAATCATCGACGTACAGGTCGCAAACAACGTAAACTATAAATCCGAACTCTCAAAAGTCACGGCGGCTATGCAGACAAGCTTCAACGTAGACCTTACCAATGTCACGAGTGCGGCAAACAACTATCTCAATAAATATCAAGAAGAGTCTACAAGCAGGCTCGACTATATCCGTCAAGTAGCCTCTGTGCGCGCCGACTTCTCATCTCTCACGGGGCAGACTCACGGCACAATAGAGAGTATAGAGCGAGCTATCAAAGATGCTCAAATGGCATTAGAGTATCGCCTATCGGAAATCAACAACACCGCAAAATCAATACTTCACGATTGGCTTATACAAGCTAAGGCGGCTCAGGCTGAGGCGGCAAACCACACGCAGATGATTTTGAGCCAAATTGCCGCTGTGCAACAAGAGATTCTCAATAAAAACCTCAGTGTGACTGTGAATGTAAACTCGGCTCCGGTTGCCGGTGCTGTCACGGGCGGTGGAGGTGGTAGCGGCACGGTTCCGCCGCCGACTATTATCCCGACTGTCACGCCAGTAGCGCCGAGCGTCCCGACAAACGAATTTTACAACGCTATTGATGCGGCGTATAGAACCGTCCTTGGTAGGGGAGTAACTGATAATAACGACATCACCGGCTTGCCGTATTGGACAAACGCTCTAGAAAGCGGCTCTGTATCGCTAGCCGACCTCGTCAAATCCGTAGCTATCGGCTCAGTGCCGGAGATGTATCAAGACCTCCAGCTATCTCTCGCTTCATGGGCGCACGACTTTTGGAAAAATAAAGTACTCGCGGGTGGGGTGGCACCGCAAAATTTGCGAGCCAACGTCTCATATATTAAACAAATCAACGAAGCGTATCAAGCAGTGCTTGGCAGGGCACCTGACCAAAGCGGCTTTGCTTTTTGGGCGGATGCGCTTGTGCGAGGGGAGCAAAACCCTTCTACGCTCAAATCAGACTTGCGCCTGGCCGCAATAGCCGCTGGAGAACCTACGCTATTTGCAGATGGCGGTATCGTCACTAAAGCCACAAATGCAATCATAGGGGAAGCTGGGTATCCAGAGGCGGTCATACCGCTCAAAGACGGCGCCGGACTCAAAGTCGATGTGAGCGGTGTGACGGTAGAGCTAAGAGCTTTGCGAGACGAAATCAGAGAACTTAAAGAGGTCACTATCGCGGTATTGGAGGAGAATCAAAGACTCCGAAGTACAATTATGCAGATGTCAAAAAACGGCTCCTCGCTCAATGTCGAATTGCAGGGCGCCGCATGAAACTACTTATCCCAGAGCCAATAGACACGCTCTTATATACAAATATACCAGTGGATGACGGAACGCTATATGACCCCAAATTGTCAAGACAACATTCTAAAAAATCTTATTCCCTTTAACATATGTTACTTTACGCTACATTTTCAATTTGTTTATTGAAATTTTTATCAT